TGACAGGGATAATATCAACCCTACCATCAAAGTCCTTCTTAAATACACTCTTTTCAGCAAAAGGTATCTCGTATGGATATTCTGAGGGTAGATATTCATAATCTATACGAGCTAGTATTTTAAATTCATCTCGTTGCGATTTATGTAATCGTTTATGTATAGATGAAAAGAATTTACTAGAAGCTTCTAATAAAGCCATAGTGGTTCCAACAGGGCCATAGGATGCTGCATCAGAAACAATCTGTTCTGTACTATCAGCAAACTTCTGACCTGCTGCTGTAACAAATCCTAGCATCTGGAATAGAGTAGAGGAAGGCTCTTTATAGGGGAGAGGAACAATAGCCTTACTGAGATCTGTTCCAGTTGCTTCAACTTCTTTAAACTCACCTGGGCTTATAGGATCATTGTCACCAACAATCCTTACCCCTCTTGCTTTGAAACCTCCTGGTAGGTTTGCAAATTGACCTGCATCTACTAGGCTACGCATAGCTGCTGTTGCAGTCATGGTAAGATTACCTAAGAAATGCATTAGGCCAAACCCATAGAATCCAAAACCAGGAACAAATCTGTAATGAACAAAATGGGAAATCTTTTCTTGATTCTTATCGTCTTTTTTATAATTTCTACGAATACTTAAAATTTGTTGTGACTGTTCTTCTACTGTAACAATATAAGGTAGTGCATAATCTTCTTCAATTTCTAAATAACAATGTTGTTCCAGTAATGTATATTGAGGATCATTATCTTCTGTAGGAGATAATCCTAGTATAGTATCCATCTTGGAAGAAAAAGAAGTAGGTTGAGGATTATGTGCATCTGGTAATTCTATATCTTTATAAATTCCTGTGCGAATATCTTTTGCCAGATCTACAGGGCTACGATAGATAACATGGGTATATCTATCTGCTGATCGTAAATTACTAGAGT